AGTGATTGTTGATATACGATATTTTGTTATATGTAATTTCATTACTTTATAAATATTTTTTGGTTTATATCATTTTTTCTATGATATTCTTTGTATTCTTTTTATTATTAATATATGATGTATTTAATATTTCTGCTACAGATGGAACATATGAATGAGGTGGTATATTAACAGCATAAAACTGATCTGTTTTTTTATGAACACATCTAAATTCTTTTATATCCATAGTTCCCATAAATATATCCAACAATTCATAGCTTGGAGCTGGATTTATTGGCGTTTCATAACCATATGATTTTGCCATCATATTTATCATATTGTTTATATCCCATACACGATCACTACGTGTATTCTTTGAAAAATTATATGCTGATGCACATTCAAAAGAGCAAAAATTACCATACAATGTATAATGATTTGTTAATGAATCATATTGTATAGGCATACCACATACAAAATCATTTACATCGTGTCTACACCACAAACATAAAGATTTTTTAAATGTTTCTTGTGGTGTAATTTCTGAAAATGTTTCTAAATTACCATTATCATAACCAGCTGGCTCATCTATTTTATTACTATCATCACGTAAATAACTGTCAGTTAATGGTAGCCTTATAATAGTATTTTCAGTTAATTCAGTATTACCTAAAATTTCATCAATATTCTTTTTTACTGGTTCTTCTTTTGGTGTTTTTTTTCTAGGCATTATGTTATGCTATAATAAAAATAAGTGCTTATATCATTTTTTTAAATAGATTAGTAAAAAAATTATACTTATCTGCTATATCTTTTTTTATATCCATTGCTTCCGTATTTTGCAATTTATCTTTATCATTATTATATACGTTTTTAATACATTTATTTTTCATTTCATATACTTCGCTTCGTAATGATGATATTGTATTTATTAAAATATATAATAAATATATGATCACAATAAAAATTATTAAAGTAAATACTTCCATTTATCTTTTATAATATATAATTAACTGAACTTAAAACCACCCATTCCGCCTATTATTTCAAATATATTATATTGTAATATATACACATTTATATCAAACTCACGATTCTTTACCTCTTCATTTGTTTCTAATACTAGTGATGTATTTATTGGAAATTTACCACCTGGATTATAATAACCAGTTGGTTGCCATTTTTCGGGATTTAAACCAAACGAATAACAATATATACCCTCTTTTGGAATATTACTATGATGTATATATGGTTGGATTTTATTAAAAAATACCGCATCTTTCTCTTCTACACGTTCATTTGAACGATTCCATAATATTTTAGCATTTTTTAATATTTCTTTATTATCATATGTATATGTTGTTTGTAAATTAAAATTAGTTTTATTATTTGTATCCTTTAATACCCAAATCATCTCTTTTATAGGTGTATTTAGATCCAAATCTATTGTGGTTTTTATACTTGTTGTTTGTTTTTCACGTTTTTGAACATTTTCTACTAAAAATACATTATTACGACGATTTACCGTTATTAGTTTTCTTTCAGTTTCATTTAAATATACATATTGGGCTTCTATATAGGCATCTAAGTCTAATTGTTCTGGTGCAACAAACGTATTTATTGTTATTGGATCTGGATGTTTATTTGGACTTACGTATGCTCCTTTTGGTTTATTGTTTCCATTATTGTAGTTTTTATCATAAACCTGATATAGTTTTTCTACGTCTTCAAATTCTATACTTAATATTACTTCACTTGTTTGAAGAGCGCATAGAGGTACTGCTAATGCTGGATTTTTAGAAAAATAAAAAGGTAGAGGGATACCTATGCGTTTTGATTTTATGGCAGGATTTTCAGGATAATATTCATAATTAATTTGATTATTTTTAGTTACCTTTATTTGTTTACTTGATGTTCGGGGATTTAAAGAGCTTGCTACATTTTCAGTTATAATATCATATTTATGTTTTTTTTCAGGTGACATAGTAAGTTCATTCCATATTACCATCCATTCACCATACAATGTATTTATAGCTACTCCTTGACTTCCTACAAATAATTCTGCTTTTTTTATTAGTAAAGTTGCATAATTATCTACCCATCTAAATCTATAATCTTTATTTTCCGGTATATTTATTTCTGGTATTCTTACAACTAATGTTAGATTACTTAATAGATCACCGTGTCGTTCTATCTTTTTTATACATTTATTCTCTTTACCCAATGTAGGAACAGTAGTGCTATCAAAGCTTAATTTTAAATTATCTAAAGCAAAACGTGTATGACGTTTATATTCATATTTAAAATAGCTTAATTGAGGTGTTAATGACAAATATTGATCTACTTGTCCTATTGATACTAATTGTATTAATGGTGCCACTGGCATTATTTATTTGTTATATCTTTTACACCTTTAAACTAAAATAATTATTATAAAAAAATAAGAAAGAATATATTTTTAAAGAGAACTTGGATGATTATGAGATTTTATCTCTAAAGAAGCTTCAGTTTTTTCTGGACCATCATCAAATGTTGATGTTGTTGGTATTAAAGCTGTTGATTTTTTACAACCTTCCTTAAATAAACTAACAATTTCTTTATCTTCTAAAGCATAATTGAAATACGTTAGATCTGATATTCCTACATCAGTACTATCAGGAGTACCATTTGTAGGTAAAGCATTATTATTGTTATTTGTGTATTCAGTTCCAATATGTAAGTCGCTATTATTAACTTTCATTGCTGTTGATTTTTCTGCTAATTCTCCATCTTTATCTAAATATGCATAACCATTTAAATATAATTTTACAACTGCTTGATTTGAACTTACAAAAACATCATCATCTGGTGATGTTTCACTTACTATTATAGTTATCATATTCCATTGTTTTCGTAAATCGTTTCTGCTTGCTAGTGCTTTAATACCAATTAAATTATTATCTTTATCTACCATACTTGCTCCTGGTGTGCAATTTTTGTCTCCTGTATTTGCACCTGTGTGAAATACATCTGGATGTTCAATACTATTAAACTCTACTATTATTGCATCTATTTTATTGCTAGCATTAGTATCCAAACGAACTAATGGATTTTTTACTAAAAACCAACCTTTTTCTTCATTTGTATTACATCTATAAGTGCTACTATATTTAACTAACTGATCACTTCCTTTATTAAATAATACTAATGTTTTACCATTAACATTAGAAACACTCTCTGGAAAATATAACCAAAAGTTATAAGTATAAACTGAACCACCTTTTTGATTTATTGAAGGACTTAAATCAATATAAGTTCCTTTGCTTTTATCCCGTGTGTTGAATGTTACCTTGTTTCCAACTTTATATTCATATACACCATCAAGTATTTTAGTTTTCTTTCTAATTGTTGTTGGGGTCATTATATCAAGTAATATTTCTCTTGCATTTTTATTATATATACCATAAGCTAATACACCCATTAAAACAATTAAAATAATTGCAATTATTATTTGAATTAATACATATATCATTTTAATTTAAGAAATAGATAAAAAATATATTAGTCCGCTAACTTGTATATTGGTGCCCTTACTCCATATCCTAGAGAAGCAAGAAGACCGTCAATAGGACCTTCGCTATAAATATTATATATATCACGACTATTTAGATCATAGTTATGAATACCTACTTTACTTAATAATCCATTAAAACCATAAGTAGCACTATTATCACCACCCACTATTAAACTACCGGTTGTATCTAATTTAAAACCTTTTAATATTTTACCATCATTTCCATCAGTAGTAGATGAAGCTAATTGCGCATCCATATATAAACTAACAGTTGAACCTTGATAATCATCTGATATTACTACCGCAATATGCACCCATCGTTGCATAGGTAAATAGTCAAATGATACTGTATTGTCTTTTTTATTACCGCCAATTTCATCAACAGTTGTAGGAGCATTAGTTACATCTTGATCTGTAGTCGGGAAACATATATGTAATTTAGAATCTGTAAGAACAACTACAGGAGATTTGTTACTTATGCTATTTCCAGAACTATCATTACCAATTGAAAAGATATGTTTAGGTTTACCACCCGCATTATTAACATCATTTACATATACCCAAAAGGTATAAGTTCTTCTAAGACCATTACCACTTGAAGGGAAGTTTTCAATCATAATAACACTTTTTGTATTACCTTTGATAGGAAACTTAGTTTTCTCAATTATAATTGATTTTTTATTAAACACCGCATTAGCAATAAAATAATATACAACAGCAACACATATTATAGCAATTACAATTACAGCTATAAGACCATATAATACACTTGGATTACTTAACATTTCTGTTGCTTTTTCAATAGCAGCACTTGCTTCTTCAGTAACTTTGGATGCTGTATTAGATGCTATATTTTTTACACCTTCTACTGCATTATTTGTCATTCCAGATGCTATATTTACTGCTTTATCAGCTTGTGATTCTTCTTCTTCTTCTTTTTGACGTTTGTCTTCAGGTTCTTCTTTATCCGCCATAGCTATATACCTTTATTATATCATAATAGATATTTTCTTTTCAACTTTTCTAATATTATATCATCCATTTTAACAAAGGCTTCTATATAACTTAAATCTAACATAAATTCACGATATTTATGTATAACTTTACGATTTATTTTACGTTTTAATTTTATTATAGGTTCTTCAACTAATATTGTAGAATTTTTAAGTAAATTAGTTGGTATATCTTCAATACAATTAACTTTAATATATATAATTATATTTTCTTTAATATCCTCCAAATAAGACCAAAAACCTTTTTCATTTATTACATTATCGTTTATCATTATTAGTTTTTTTTTAGTTAAATTGCTAATACATTCAAGAACTGATACTCGTGTTGCCATTATTATTTTTTGATTTAATTCACTAAACTTTTCTACATATAATATTTCATATTCTTCTAATGTTGTTTCATCAAAATCTATTGTAATAAAAGTTAATTTCGCCATATAACTAATGTAATTATATATATAAATAATATTAATATAGGTGTTAATAAATAAACTGAAAATAAAGATCTATTTTCATCCGTATATCCTATTGTTTTTAATTTTCCAGTTTCTTCAAACATTAAAGTAGGTTCAAACAAATATAATATACTTAAAATAACTATATAAATTAATAAGGTAATCAAAATTCTAAGCATTTTATTTATTATAAACAAATGATAAAGTTATTTATTATCTTGTTTATTATTATTTTATTCTTTTTGCTATTTTATTATAAATCTAAACTTGTTGAACATCTAAACAATAAGAAATATTTCTTTTATATCTCTAAATCACCTAATTTATATTGCACACATAATATTCACGAAAGAAAAATAGGATATATATCAGATACTGATAAGGAGTTTATTAGTGCTATTAGTAAATCTTATCGTATAAAACCATTTAAACTTATTAAATTAAATCCTAAAGTTCCTTTATTTGATAGTGTTGATTTTGGTATTATATCAATATCTAAAGATAGTGATGTATTTAAAGTAATATCTGATTTTGATTTATTTATTTATTCTTTTGATAGTATTGATATTGATAGAATGAAAATATTTATGAAAAATATTAAAGAAGAAGAAATTAATATTAAAAGTTTTTGGAACTTTAATAAAAAAATAACAGTTGAAAATACCATCACACCATACATAAATACCACTGAAAACTTTATTACTAGATTAAAACGTGATCCTGAAGTAGAGGATCCTAACTACCATTGTTATGGTGATAAAACAAATATGAATAAGCAATTATGTAATATGAAATATGATCCTTTTGGTAATCTTAAAGAAACAGAAACAATTTGGGATAAACCCTGTCATAAAGATGATGATTGTCCTTTTTATGGTAAAAATAAACATTATCAAACTGATAGAGGAAAATGTGTAGATCAATATTGCGAATTACCTATAGGTGTCAAAAGATTAAGTTATACAAAATATGATGATTCAGGTATTGTAAATAAACCTTTCTGTCATAACGTAGAAGAATGTAATGATGATAGTGATTATATATTTGCTTAAATAAATTACATTACATTAAAATAAAATTATGGAAACTATAATAAAAATTGTTATAATTTTAGTGCTTATTACTATTTATTTTATGACTATGAAAAATTGCTTTGAATATTTTGCAGTTTTACCTCACAATAGTAAAATAAATACTTCTAATAAAACAGATGCTTTAAAAGATCGCCATCCTATTGACAGTATTAACATTGATATTAATACACCTGAAAATTCTTATTATTATGAGTTTTCCAATGAAAAATATTTAGAACTATTAGTTGATATGTTTCACCCTTCTTCACCTGAAAAATATATTATTTTAAGAAATACAGAATGGGAAACTGAAACTAATTCTACTATCACAGCTATTTACAATAAAGCTTATCAATTTATTAGTAATAAAATTGCAGAAAATACACCTGATATACAAATAGTACACGATCTTTTAATTAAATATAAAAAAGATGAAGAAAAACAAGAGTATTTACTTGATATTGATATGATATTATATCGTAATTATAAATTAAATGGAAAACATATTAATTTCCTAGTTTATGTAAATCATACAAGAGAAAGAGTTATAGATATTAGTATTAAAGGTATTGTTGGTGAAGATAAAATAGGTCTGCATCCTATTGTTCCTAAAGAAACTAATGATGATTATGTTTCATTTGAACCTATTGAGAAACTAGTATAAAGCTTGATCATTATTGTCATCACCTTGATAATTTACAGTAGGATCTTGGTTTGTATCAACATTATTAGTATCATAATCATCATATGTGCTTATAATACCTGTTTTTTTTAACATAATAGCTACTTCTTTATTTTCAGTATCTAAACCTTCCAATATATTTATTGCTTCAACTTTTAATTTTTCACGATAATTACTTATAGATTTATTATATTCCTCTCGTGATAAAATAACTTTTGAACTTAATGTTTTAATTTTTTCATATATTTCATTGTTTTCAAATGAATTAAAATTTGTTAAGTATTTTGCTGCTAAATAAACATACATATTACTTCTTTTTATTTTAAAATTATAATCATTACAACAACTATTTTCCAATGTTGCAATTTGTTCGTAATAATATGTTGAATCTTTTAGACATCCTGCTAATAATAAATGTTTTAAATTCTGCACAATTTTACATTTTTCTAGGATATAGTTTTTTAAAGAAAATATTTCGGTTTTTGTTGATACATTTGCCATAAAAGAATTAACACAATTTTCTACATATTTATTTAACTTATTTTGTTCTTTTAAATATTCGTTTATTTCAGGATCATCTATTTCTATATTATAATTGTCTATGTTATCTTCTTCTTCTTCATAATCAAAGTTTTCTATTGATTGTTGATTTATTTCTTCAGGTAAATAATTTTTAGCATTCCACGTATTCTCGTAATTAATTGTATTATTTTCAAGCGATATTTTAATATGCTTAAACCATTTATCGTCGTTTGAAGTTATATCTTTATAAGCTTCATAGTCTTGATTTAATAATTGAGCACAACAACCAGCTATAAAAGGATTAACTTTTTTAAGTTTTTTTGGAACAATATATTTTAAAGCATTAACAAAGTTTATATATTTTACATCATTATTTGATTCATTCGAGTTTTTTAGTTGCCTGACTAAGTTTGTATAAAATTTAGTATCTGTTTTTTCTAGTGTATCTTCTATATTATTATATAATTGTTGTAATTCATTCAATTGATCACGACATCTTGGATGGTTTTTAATTAATTTTGATAATTTCT